GTAGAACCTGACCTAAAAAAAAGGGGTTTTGCACGTGCGCCTTTTGATTGGTTGCAACGACGACAAGCTGAGGTTAAATTATCTAAATTGAATATGTCCCCACCGGACACTCTGCTTTGTATGTGGTCAACCTGATCGGCTTCTTGCCCGCAGTAACTACAAGTGTAGCCGTCCCTTGCGAGGACTGCCAATCTAGTCTTTTTCCAACGAGCTGTTCCTAATGCTTTTTTACTCAATGCCACCCTTTAATCTTAAAATGTTGAAATGCTTTACACGCATTTATGTATCCATCATTGTCTAAATTATATCTGTTAAATAGGTAAGACAATCCCCAATCAATCTGTTTATATCCATCTACTTTACTTAGATAGACTGATTTACCTTGAGGTATTCCATAAACTCTATGAGTACCATCTAGGTTTCCGATAGCTCTAGGATTCCATGCAGATTCAGCACCCCATAAACGAGCCAAACAACCATACTGTTTTTTACTTTCTATTTTAAGTAAAGCATAATCTTTAAATGAAACCATTGAAGGCTTTTGAGTAAGAGCTAAAGAGGAATCAATTGTTTTAGAATTAAGGCTAAATACCATTAAGCAAAGAGCTGTCCCAATAACTAACAGCAACGAACTCGCGAGCAATCCGCTGAAGCGGCTCGCGTTCGCGCTTAAAGGCGCGTCGCTTGCTGATAGTGTACTCGCCTTGTCAAATCCGTGCGGGAAATTAGAATTAATAAGAGATTTCATATTGATACCCAACCTAAATACTCAGCCTGTGGATTATCTATCAACCATTGTTGACGAAGCTTATTTTGTAATTCCCAGTCAATATCGCGACTGTTATCCGTATCCTTCAACCCACTCATGTTTACAATTGTTGCAGTCATGTAGATACTCCCTACCTGCTTGGATTGTGTTGGTGTTATACCCTAGACACTCAGGGCATTGATCTTTTTGCATGTGATACAGCTGCTACTTTCCATTTTCCAGCCCCCACATTTTGAACACCGGATAACCTGTTTGTCGGTTATAGCCTCAATTCTAGCCTTAACGCCGGTGTTTTCACACTTAACACACATAACTACGACGTGTTCCTCACCCACGTCAAACTCTGCCTTTTCGTGGAAAAGCATGGGTCTAGCGCATTTATTACACTTAAATACCCAAGTTAAATCACTCATTTATGACCTGATTAATTACATATCTTGGCAGGTCAATCGCAGCTGTAAATAACACGTTGTAGTCATACTCGTTTGTATCAGCTCTAGTTAAACCGTAGATTGGTCTGCCTAGCCTGAAAGCACTCGCAGGGGCTAATAATATGCCGTCTATGTATCTAATGCAGATACGATTAAAAGCTTTAGGGTCATCATCTACCGGCTCAGTTAGCCACATCTTTTGAAGCTTTTGAAATGGAAACTTCAACTCATCATTGATTGATCTGTTTACCCATTTAACTTCAAGCCCACCAATGTAATTCGCATAGCCACCCTCTTTTACTTGGTTAACAAGAAAATCCATAAAGTAAAACCTAGGGGTTGGATATAATTCCCATTTAAAATTTGTAGCTAACCAATTGGCGACTAGCTTCTCTCTTTTGCTATCACCGTAAACGTGTCTAATTGGCTCGGTCATTTAGTTTTACCCGCCCAACCGTCACCCTTGAAATGTATGGCAACGGTTGACCACAAACGCCTGAGTAATCCCCCACACTTTGAACACCTTGGCACTTGTTGGTCAACCGCTAGTACGAGTTCCACGGCGTCGTCGCAGAAATCGCATTGATAATCATATCTAGGCATGGTGGTTTAAATCAATATGATTAATACAACCACATGCCACGCATTTCTTTATGCCGTCCACGGTAATCAACCTAGGGTCATTACACATTTCACAACACTCAGATAAAGGCACTACGTCTAACATAACACCGTTATCGGTGAAAGTTGCACGCATGCCAGTCGGGTCAATCATTTCCATATCACCCATTAGTCGTTCCCTTCAAAAAACCAGCGTCCATTTGCTGAAAGCTTTGCCCAACGTGCATGCTCTTTGACGTTGCCTTTACAAACGTATCCGTAATAAGTTTTTCCGCCTTTTGTCACACCTTGTTTAAGGGTATGACCATGCTCGCACTCAGGTGGGGGATTTGGTGTTGAACTACCAATGGCGTCAACAACTTCCCCTACTGACCAAACAACCGGCTCAGGCTTTTTATCAGCTGCAAAACTATCTCTTAAAATAGTTTCAATCTCACCTGATTTACTGCCGGCTGCGCCATACATATTTTGACGAGCCTCTAGCTTCTCTTTAAACGTCGGGGTAGGAGTTTCCGCTGCAATGACCTTAGCCATCTCGCTTTGACTTGGTCGCTTCCCTTTAGCGGCGTATCCTGCATTTGCCAATGCTCTACCGATTGCAGAAGTTTCGCAGTTCTCCAATGCAGAAGTTTGATTGACACCTCTATCCGTAACCATTTCATAAGCAAGCCCAGTTGCCCAAGGATTTGCGTCCAACTCCGTACGATATATTGAAGCGCGTACGATAAAACGCGTAGGGCTAGACTCAAGCAGCTCAGTATAAATACGAAAATCAGCGTGTTCACTAATAAATTTTGCAAGACGCACCTCTACCGTTTCATAGTCGTTTATGTTAAATGCCATTTTCCTCGCCTCTCATTTCCCTAACAATTTTGTGGTAGATAAGTGCGTATCCAATGAGATCGGTGAGTGAATCCTCATGGTCACTTGACTGACTGAGGCGTGCCGTTTTGACGAGCAACATACACATTGCAACTTGTTCAGGCGAAATGTAAGTGTCCAAGTAACCTGACCACAATTCGCTGATTCGTCGGTGATTTGTTTCCGGAGAGCCGTAAATACTTCCTCGCTGAACAAGGGTAAGTTGAACGTCATTTAATAGTTCCTCAGTTCTTTTCATAATCAAACACCTCGTCGGACTCCTTTTTAATGTTGGTAAATCGTCGGTGCGATTCCCAGCCTATTGCACGACCACGCCAGTAGCCTTTATTGTAAGCTTCCTTTTGCCATAAATTTAAGGCATAAGAAAGCAACCCTGTTGCAATGATAAACCAAACAACTGTCAATCCGTTGATTTTCATTAGTCGTTCCAAGTGCTTGCATAGTCAGTTGTAAAACAATATAACTCAACTGCGTCGTCGTAAGCAATTGAATAGCTATGACCTACTTGGTCAAGAAAATGTGTAGCAAGAACCAATGAAGCATAATTTTCTACCCAAAAAATGTATTCATGGTTGAAGTTCATTTCTTGGTCAAACCGGTGTTGTTGGATTTCCCAGTTCTGACCTTTAAACTCCATTTGGCTTTCTGTTAATCTTTCAAAGTCCAATGGATTAATCTTGACATTAGCAAGATTGATTGCATGTTTTATTTTCATATAAAGCCTTTCCGTTACACCAAGTTACCGTTAACTTGGATAACGAAATTGTGAGGCATAGCGCAGACATTTACAACGCCGTACATGGCGAGTTTTATAACGATTTGGTAACGAACCCTAAAGTATTCCTAGAGAGTCAAACTCATCAATTTGTTGGTCAATATCTCTAGGCTCGTAATCGGTTTGTCTACCCATACAGCTTACCTTCAAATATGAACGTGCCGTTATTTATAGGAATAGGGATTACTTGCACCTTACGGTCTTTTACATAGGCAACAGCGAACCCTTGTTGCCAATTAGCATAACCGCGTGTGTAAGCCATACCACTTGAAGCAAGGTCAACTAAATTTCCGACCTCTAATCCCCATACGGTACGCCCTAATTGCCCCCTAGACGCCTCTGTATAGGCTGATAACCCTAATCTGTGGGTGTGACCACACACCACGCTCTTTCCTAGCCTTCTTGCCCCATTTAAAGCCGTTTGTGAAGGTACTTGGCTGAGAGGGAAGGCGTCACCGTGAACTGCTGTCCAACCATGCGCCCAGTCAAGTCCGTATGGGTGAAACTTAATTTTGAGTTTGTCGTATCCCATAAAACGTTCATATTGCAACTCCGGCAGATTAAGCAAGCTTGGCAATCTTTTCTTGATTGATCTGTAAAGTCTAATTCCATGGTTACTTCCCAGTACGTCCGTTACTCCAAGATACTGTAAAACCTCTTGAGTAAATTTTCTATCATCATCAAGGTTTCCAACCATTTCATCAATTGTTCCGGCGTTAAATCCACCAAGCTGAGGAAGGTCAATCTCATCACCTATTTGAATTGTTTGGTGAGGCTTCCATTTTTGTAAAAACTTTCCTACTACCTTCACGCTTTTCTCATCTATAAAAGGGGCTTGAAGGTCTGAAATAAAGGCAACTCTTTTTACGCTAATTGTCGTCCTCGTCATCATAAGGGTCATGGTCAGGGTTGACCGGATTAAAGTCAGGTGATTGAGGGATTAACCAATCAGGATAAGAACCTCTGTCATTAATGATTCCTAGAGCTTGGTCAACCGGAAACCCTGCTTTCCTAAGCGACAAATAGTATTCCCGCACACTAATAGCATAAACATCAAGTTTAGACATGATTTTGTCATGATCATACTTGCCTACGCGCTTAGTGATTTTGCGTTTTTTCTTTTGTGCCATGGTTAAAGTTTACTTCCTTGTTATGACAATAAAGAGTTCATCTATCCGATCAGAAAGGTGTGTTGTTTCTTTTTGTAGAGCTGTCAATTGGTCTTTCATTGAGCTGCCCCCATTGGGACGAAGTTCATTTAGCCAACCTTTTACCAGCCAGCGCAAGCCAGCCAGCAATCCGATAAGTGTGGTAGTTATTCCAGCTGCAAAGCCAGCCCACTCAAGGGCTGTCATTACTCTTTACTGCCTAAACCAAAAGCCTCATCATTGGGATTAATAGCTCTCAAAATTGGCGCAGCAAAAGCAACTAAAAATGCTTTCCAAATATCTGAAAATGTGCCTGTTGGATTGGTTACATAAACAGTTGCAAGGCAAACAAACGCGCTGCGTCCGTATGACTCAATAATTGCTAATGTCTTTTTATTCATTGCTACCCACTAGTAACGTTATGTTAAAGAACTCTGAGTTGTTGTCTTGATCTTTTCTCAAGCTAATAT